GAGTGATTAGGTGACGGACTATTTATGCCTGAAACATCGCCGTCAAGTATCCAACAAGAAAGCCGAGCGCAACTGCTTCCATAACAGAAAAGACAACGGAGTTTGTATAAATTTGGGAATTAGAAATTTTAAATAATTCCCCCCTTTTCTCCACCGCTATAATGTAGTTTGCCGAAAGGCCAGGGTGTCTCCCCTGTGTACTCTACAATCCTTCGGGATAAAAAATAGTGGCAGAGAAAAGCGGACGGGACGGATACTGCGATAAGCTATGTATATTATACTATACATAAAATTGAGTAGTCCGGCCCAACACCGCTTTGACGCGTCCGACCGTTGGGACGGACACAACAAAATTGCTCGCGGACTATCTGCCAGATCGTCGGCTAGAAATGGCAGCCACTACCGCGTTAGCGGCCGTAATAGCCAAATATCGGCCAACGCACTCGGGCGGAAAGAGGCAAAGGTTGAGCAGTTAAATACTTGCCAACCAACCCTTATCCGAGTGGCCGCGCCCTGCTCCTGTCTCGGTATTAAGCTGAAACCCATTGTGGCGATGGGAGGGAGCAGGGCGAAAATAACTTTTAAAAACTTATGAAACAGATAATTCTTCACCATAGTGCTTCTCCCCCCGAAACTACTTGGGAACAGATAAACGAATGGCACAAAGAACGAAAATTCCCGATGAGTCAACTTGGTTGGTATGTTGGGTATCACTACACGATTGCCTTCAACGGAATGATAACCCAAACGCGCAACGATTGGGAAAATGGTTGCCATTGCGTCCCGAATAATGACAAGATAGGAATTTGTCTTATCGGAAACTTTGGAAGGGACGAACCGACTGCGTTGCAGTTAAGCTCTTTGGAGGCGTTGATCAACCAATTAAAAAGGACTTACAGCGTTTCTGACAATAATGTTCTAGGGCACCGAGATTTAAAGGCGACCGAGTGTCCGGGAAAAAACCTTTATAACTGGTTAGTCCTTTACAAAAAGATTGGCTATCTGCGTCAGCAGATTGATAAACTAATCGGTTTGTTAAAAAACAAACCAAAAGAAACTTATGGAAACTAAACCTTTTTACAGGTCCAAGACAATGTGGGCTGGCCTGATAATGATGGCTATTCCAGTCCTGCAGTTCTTTGCCGGCGCGTTGCAGGCAAACCAAGTCCTTACCAGCGCCGAGTTCTGGTCAGGTGTGGTGGTGGTGATACTCCGCGCCATTACTGAAAGACCGGTAGCATTGAAATAATATATGCCAAGTGATAAAACAAAAGCAATCAAAGCCAAAGAGAGAAGCAAAAACAGAGAAGCGAAGCGGAAGGATAAACTAATAAGATACAAACCTCGCCACATAGAATTGGAAGACCAGAAGAAGAAAAAAAGAATAGTTAAGTACCAGAAAAGTTTAAAGAAAAAGAAATGAAAACAATCTGCCAATACTTTCTATATCTATTGCGGTGGCAATTGAGTACTCCGATTCTCGCTGGAGCAATTCTTATCCTTCCGTTTTTGTCTCCTTTCTGGCAGGCAGTAGTAGCGAATCTTATTGGAGGAGTTATTTTCTTCTGGGTAGATAGGTTAATCTTTAAAAAGTAATACTGGGGTGTTCGTACGATCTATCGTGTGGGCAACTTAGTGGTAGAAAGTATCGGCACACTGGCGCAGTAAAGCCTCATTTGCAAGAATGAGGTTTGCGTTAGGGAGCCAAAAACCGCTTTGCGTGGAATTTGAAAGCGGTTTGTGGTATAATGACTATTGAGCAATCGTCTCGGGAGGGATGGTTGCTTTTTGTTTGCCCAGTATCCTGTTAACTGTTCCCGAGGATATTCCTTTTTTTTCGTAGAGAAGGCGGAATGTCGTTAAGAAAACATCCATTGTTTCTTCGTGAGATATTCCCATTTTTTCTGCAACAATTTTCATTTTTCCTACCAATTCTCCCAACTCGGTAACAAAAATTTTGCCAAATTTATATTGAGGTTTGAGTTCCGTTGTCATATTCCAATAATTTGACAGTGATATTTTTTATTCTGCGACCTTTATTTTTCTTGCGGAATTGTTTAATTCCCCGATAAGAAGCAAGACCGATATTATTTGCTTCAATCCGATAAGAATGTTCTTTTGGGTATGGATCGCTCCAGAGAATGTTTACCAAGAAATGTTTCATATTGATTTATTAAAGTCCTTCCACGCTAGGGCTATGTTAGGTCAGGAAATTATCCTGCCTACCTCTATTATAGCATATCGGGTTTTTCACTTTGTCAACTTTGTGGGGAGATTTTTTTGATTTGTACCAGCCCTTGACAAGGTTTTAGGCATTTTGGGGAGTTTCCGAAAATTGCGCTAAATCTTGCCTGTGGATAACTTTTCACTTGCAATGTTTTTGGGGTGGGGTAAAATAGAAGATATGGACAGAACTTTGAGGTTATCAATTAAATCTAATTGCCTACAAGGGACGCGCGATGGCAACATTCTTTACCTCAAAGTTCAGATGTTGTTTATCGTTCGTCCCTTTTAGGTAGGTAGAAAATATGGCACAAAGACGAATGTTTTCATTACAAATAGTTGATACTGACGCTTTTTTGGAAATGCCAGCTACAGCTCAATTGCTTTATTTTCATCTTGCAATGAGGGCTGATGACGATGGATTTGTAGATAATCCAAAAAAGATTATGAAATCTATCGGATCGGCAGATGATGACATAAAAGTCCTTTTAAGTAAGCGTTTTATTCTGACATTTGAAAATGGGATTATAGTTATTAAGCATTGGAAAATGCATAATTATATCCAAAATGACCGATACCACGAAACAAAATATCTTGACGAAAAGAAAAAACTGATTGTTAAAGATAATGGAGCGTATACAGAATGTATCCAACCTGTATCCATAATGGAAGCCGAGGTTAGGTTAGGTAAGGTTAGGTTAGGTAAGGAAATACCTGCGGCTAACGCCGCGTTGTGGGATTTTAAAAGCAAATTAGCAGAAATGCAGAAATCCACGCGCCGTGATATTCAGGTGATCGCTGTTTATTGGCTTTTTAAGGGGATTGAGTTTGAAAACGAAGTGCAATATGAGGCCGCGCTAAAAAGGGAATTGCGAGCCGCGGGAAAACTTAAGGGATATGATGATGGCCGGATCAACGGCGTGATGGAGTGGTTGAACGAAAATTGCGAGGTTAAGTGGACGCTAGAAACCGTGCATAAATATATTGACGATAATTTAGACGCAATTCCTAAAAAAACCAAAAAACAAAACTATGGAACAGCTCGCTAAAAATTCATTGGCAATAAGCCAAAAATTTACTTGGAGAAAGAAGTTTTTTAAGTCGTGTGATTATAACGAGTGGTATAAATATCACAGTTCATATTGTCTTTTGAAAACTGAAAAAAACGGGAAAGTTACGGCTGGTTATTGGTTGGCGTTTCCTTGTGTATTGCCCGATAAGGATTGTTTGCATCTTGATAATGAGGAATTTATGATTACGGACGCTTACTTCCGGTCGCACAATATAAGGCCGTTTGTTACCAGCGAAGAAAGTAATTTTGGGCGGGTAAAAATTGACGATAAATACATTTCTAATGAAAATGAATTAAAAGAATTGGTTGATGCGAATGAAGAAATTGATGTTAATCAATTAACATTTTAAATTTATTGGAAATTATGAGTGAATACTTTGAAAAATTGGTAGAGATTAAAAAAAGATATGAATTGCGTGATCGTGATTTTAAGCGCGGAGGATTTTATATGCCAGATCCGTATTCTATTTACGATTGGGATAAAATTTGGACACCGATTGAAAGAAATGCTTGGAGATATATTAGATTTTTGGGGTTGCCGTTTTATCCTCAATTTCCAGTAGAAAATTATTTTATAGATTTTGCCGATCCCGTAAAAAAGATTGGAATTGAAATAGACGGAAGGGCATTTCACCAAAATATGAGCAAAGATAAAAGTCGTCAAGATAAACTGGAAAGTTTGGGTTGGAGAATTTTTAGAATTCCCGGGTGGATGACATTTAAAGATAAAGATGATTATTTTTGTGAATTTGAAAATCAGTCGGATTGTTATGACGAAGAAGAATATCGCGAAAAATTTAATGAAATTAACGGAAGGTTTAGAGAAGAAACGGCTGAGGGAATTATGAAGGGGATTAAGGAGGAATTTTATTTAAATCCCGCCCGCGCCGATCTGGAAACCGCCGCCGCGCAGTATGACCGCGAGCATGGCAACGCGGTGGATGTAAATTTAATTCCATTCTAGCTTATGCGTTGTCTTACTTGCCGCCGCGAGTGGAAAACAAAAAAAGGTTTGTGTAAAAAATGCAGGAGTAAAAAATAATAAAAAAAAATGATAACAGAAAAAGAAAATACAATAAATATGGAAAAATGCCCGCGATTTATTTCTTGCAGTATTCCAAAATGCCCGTTAGAATTTTTTATGAGTGAAAGACCAGAAGGAGGATTACCGAAGGAAAAATGAGGAGAGGAAAAATAAAAAAAGATATATTAAATAGTGCAATGAAAAAATTAGTAGAATTTGTGCCAAAACAAAACCTAGTTGAGGTTTAGTCTGGTGTCGCTTTCTTTGGAGTTTCTTGTTTCTGTGGGAGTATATTTGTTTAACTATCTACCCAAAGACGAGTAAAGTATCGTCTTGGGCATAAAAATAAATCGTGGGGCATTTTATGGGGTATTTATGGGGTCTCTGGGTGGTGGGAGTGGGGGTGGGGTGGGACTACTCTTATATTCTTTGTTATTCGGGCTGGCGTTGGCGGTGGGACTTGACAAGCTATTGGCGGTATGATAAGATGGCAGTATGGGGGGGGTAATAACCACGCTCCGCCAAAATCGGGCAATAAAAATATCTAATTAAAAAAGGTCGTTGGGAAAAAAAAGTAAAACAAAAAAAACAACAATGGAAAACGCATTAAAAAGAGTTCAGCGATTTGAAAACCGGCAAGCATTATGCGGTAATATCTTGTACGGCGTGGCGTTGGGTGGCACGGTGGCGCTCACGATAGTAGTCTTGGTATCCTTGGCAGTGTTGTTGCAGATGTAAAAAAAATGAACAAAGAAAATAATGAGTCTTATGAGATCACAGGTAGAGATATGGGAAGTGAAATCAAAATCGCTGTTCTCGGTCGTGGTTGGGTATGTATCGGTCGCTACCACGAAGAGGGCGATAAAGGAATTTTGGAAGATGCCTATGTAATACGCCGATGGGGAACTTCTCAAGGTTTGGGACAACTTGCGTTAGATGGAAAACAAAGCGAAACTATTTTGGAAAAAACTGGAAAGGTAAGTTTTGAAAGGTTGACTTCAATTATGTTGATTGATGTGGACGCAAAAAAATGGAAAAACGAATTTTAGTTGACGAATTTTCGCATAGCTTTTTGAATTTTAACGGCTACGGCTACGGCTACGGCAACGGCTACGGCAACGGCTACGGCAACGGCGACGGTTACGGCTACGGCTACGGCAACGGCAACGGCTACGGCAACGGCGACGGTTACGGCTACGGCTACGGCTACGGCAACGGCTACGGCAACGGCGACGGATACGGATACGGCTACGGCAACGGCGACGGTTACGGCTACGGCTACGGCTACGGCAACGGCTACGGCAACGGCGACGGTTACGGTTACGGCTACGGCTACGGCAACGGCAACGGCTACGGCAACGGCAATTAAAAAAGTTGAGAATCTATAATAAGTCTATCCCAAAAGGAAGACAAAAAAATGAACACATTATAAGATGAAATTAGAGACGCAGTTATAAATTTTGGTATAACCGATACCGAAGAAGTGGATCAATTAACAAACGATATTTGTGAAACAATAAGAATGTTTTTAGAAAATCAATTAAATTAGAAACGCGGAGTAAGTAATTAAGGGGAACTTTTGGAAAGGAGGGGCAGTGCGCGGCAGTTCCGCTTACGCTTTGCCCTTTCCAAAACCTAATAAAATGAAAAAAGAAATACGAGAAGTGGACGCGGAGCAAAAAATAATCCGCGTCACAACTTCAGACGAAAGGTGGTACATTAAAAATTCAGTCAATAAAGAAACAGGCTTGCCAGAATATCTTTATGTACCTTCAGTCACTTGGATTGCCGGTTGCTATCCAAAGGGGATAGCGTTTTATAAGTGGTTGGCGAATAAGGGTTGGGACGAAAGCCAAGCATTGAAAGAGGCGGCCGGGGACAAAGGTTCTAAAATCCATTTGGCGATTGAGGATATGATCCGGGGCCAGATAGTCAAAATGGATGCCAAGTATTTGAATAAGTCAACCGAACAGCAAGAAGAATTGACACTTGAAGAGTATGGTTGTCTTATGGGTTTTGCCGATTGGGTAAAAGAGCAAAAACCAAAATTCATTAAAAGCGAATTTGTGATTTTTGACGATGTTATAGGATACGCGGGGACGGTTGATTGCTTGTGCGAGATCGGCGGCAAGACATTTTTAGTTGATTTTAAGAGCGGGCAATATATTTGGCCAGAATACGAATTACAATTATCGGCTTATAAGCGCGCGCTTAATATGCCAGAATTGGAAATGTTAATTTTACAGGTAGGTTATCGGCGCAATAAGCACGCTTGGAAAGAGACGATAATTGAAGACAAGTTTGATTTATTCTTGTCGGCCCGGAAGATTTGGGAAAACGAACACGGAACGGAAAAACCAAGCCAAAAGGATTATCCTCTGGAGGTAAGTATCCCGAAAGAATTATGTTTGATAGATGAGGCTCAAGAAATGGTTGAAGTGGTTAATAACCTTATTGATAAAACAGAAAAGGTCGCAGAAGTAAAGCCAACAAAAGTCAAAAAAACATTAACAAAATAAAATTATGAAAATGATACTTAAAACTGACTACGCTAAGGCTGGAATTAACATCTTTAACGGCGACATCGTCAAATTTAAAGATGAAGGTAAGTTAGTGCCGTCAAAGGATTTTAAGGGAAACGACACTGAAGTCTATAAATTTACCCTTGAACTTGCGCCAGAGCGGCAGCAATTTGAAGGCGAGACAAAAATTTATCAGATGAATAAGGGGACGCAAAGGGTGTTGATGGAAAAATGGGGCGAAGATAGCGCAAAGTGGGTTGATCGCCCCCTAGAAGCCATTGTTGATAAAAAAATCATTGATGGCAATGTAAGAAAAGTGTTGTCTCTTATACCGGCGGAAACAGACGGAAAAACAAAAAAAGAGATGGATATTCCTATTATTGAAGAAGACGAAGAGACCGCGAATGAAGAATTAAATCAATGATAATCAAAGGGGAATATACAACCAAAAGATGGAAGGTAAGGAGTAAAAGCCAGCCGGGCATTTATAGAATTATTGAATTGACGAATAATGGAAAATTGTATTGTGATTGCCCGGCTGGCAGTTTTCGCAACGAATGTTCGCATATTAAAAAAGTAAAACTCTATGGAACTCAACAGCAAACTAATTAAGTTGTCTGGTAAAATAGAAATGTCTCCCGAACAAAATCTTGAAAACGGCCAGTCGGTAATTTTAACTTGCCAAGGCGAGGTGGTGGCGGTACAGGAAAATAATAATCAAGATAATACTTTTGATCGTATTTACAAAGTAAAAATAGCGACTGCGGAAATTCTTTCCTGCGTCCCGCGGGGTAAATTGTTGGAGAATAAAAAAAATGAGCAAAGAAAAAAAAATCAGAAATAAAAATATGTACAATAGGTGGCGGCGTGGCGGAATAAGTTATGGAAAATTGGCTAAATTTTACCACTTGGATGTAAAGACTACTTTCGTGATACTTCAAAGAGAGAAAGAGAATAACGGGTTGTCTGGTATTCCGAAAATTTTATGAGTTGGCGACATTGGCGGTGGGGCTTGACAGGTTATTGGTGGTATGGTAAGATTAAAAATATAAAATAGTTCTTTATGGTTTGGTGGCAACAAAAAGTTTATTGATAATAGTAAATTCTTTGTTGCCACTAAAAAGCAACAAAAAGGTCGGAACGGCTTATAAACCAATAGGTAAACCAAATTAGAGGTGATAAAGTGAAAGGAATGGTGAAAGAAGTTTGGTGGTGCGATAAGCACGGAAGACCGCCAGAAATATCTGAATTTCTGACGAAGTGTATTGCAGGGGACGAACATTGCGTGAGACTGGTATTAAAGCCAGAGGATGATTGCAAGGGGTGTATTTGCGGATGGCGCAAAAGCGGAACAATGGGGTGAACAGAAATGTTGAGAGAGTTTATGGAGGCGAACAGCGTTTTGACTTGGCGGTACGATGGCGTTGATGTATCGGTAATCAAAAAGCCCGTTAATGTGTTCGGCGCAGAACCGTACAGCAACGGACTGATGGACGATATGCAAAGACTAGCCACCGTAAGTTTTGGCGCAGAGTTTGACGAAAGTTCGCAGGACGGAGTGAGGGAGCATATTCTCGGCGCGGATATTATCGCAATCTTGTATTCGGAAAAATCAATACTAGGGTTTGCGTCCGCAAAGAGGATGGAAGTGGAAGGCGAAAAGATATTTTATTTGCACGGCATCGTTATTGCCACAGAACACAAAGGCAATGGCGGGTCAAAGAAACTGATAGAAACACTATCGCAATTGTGCGAGGCGAATAAAATCGCCTTGACCACACAAAATCCAGTAGTGTTCTGTCTGCTCAATTCACTGTGCGATAAAGTATTTCCATCGCCGTTTGACAAGAGCGTTCCGCAAGAAATTCGCGGACTAGGTGGAAAACTGATAGAGGGCAGGCAGGGAAAGTTTAATCCGCAAACATTTGTCGTTAATGGTTTGTACGATAAGTGTTTGTACGGTGGATTGCCACAGAGCCGGCGCAAAGAAGTGAATAGTTGGTTTAGCGAAGCCCTAGAAGTTGAGCGTGGGCTTACTACCAACGGCTTCCTGTTCGTTGGCGAAAGGGCGACAACATAGGGGATTGGACGAAAGTCAAAGCCCGATCCCCTCTTTTTTATGAAAGAAATTTTGGACATTTTACTAAAACACAATACCGGGAATAGCGAATTAGAACCAAGCCAGAATATCTTGCCCGCGCTAAAAGATGTGGGCAAATACCTCAAAGAGTACGGTATCTATTGCGAAATCCAAAAATACAATGTACCCGCCCAAGATGGACGGGATGTTTGTCATTGTAATTTAATTGCATATAAACCAAATAAAAATCCAGTACACAAATATATTTTATTTCAGGGGCATATTGATACTATTCCTGCGCAAGGCGATTATTTTTACAGGACGACCGATGGGCAGGTTGGTGGCAGGGGGGCAGTTGATATGAAAGGGTCTCTGGCAGGAATGATTAAAGCGTTTGTTAAAACTTATTCTGATGGCAATTCAGCCTTATTGATTACCGGCGATGAGGAGGCGAATGGATTTGCTGGTATTTATAATTTCTTAAAACACAAGCACCCCCCGATTTTATTTGCGATAAACGGCGAACCGAACGGGTTGACGATTTCAAAGAAAATGAAAGGCGTAATGATGTTTGACCTTGAAAAAAGCGGCACAAACGGGCATAGCTCATCGCACTATAACGATATGCTGATTGAAAATTCTATCCCGCTCTTGTTTGATATAAAAGAATATATTGACGAGGCGCGACTTGTGAAAAACGATGGCTTCGGCAATACCGGCGGAGCGTTGACAATCGTTCAGGCGGGCAAGAAAGCAAACCAGTTGCCTGATAACATAAAAATACATTTCCATTTGCGGACAGTGGAACATAGCGGTAAATATCCATTCAAAATTAACCTTAACGGCTTTGCCCTTAATCAAAGAATACACGAGCCGATTTCTGTTGAAATACCCGTTTTGTTTTACGAAAATATGAGCCAAGCGTTCGCTTCGGTGGGGATGGCGTACAAGGAAAGTGTCTTTGCGGCTTTTTCAGAGGCAGTGATTATAAATGACGCGGGTATCCCGGCAATCGTTTTCGGCGTAGGCAATTTGGAAAACGCACACGCGGACGCGGATCGGGAGGTGGTCAACATTAAGGACATTGAAAACTACTCGGCAATTCTTGAAAACTTTATCAAAAATATAAAAATATATGAGTGATAAAACTAAAAAATAATTCTTTACGAATAATGAAATTATGGCAAAACAAAAATGCCCCTGGTGTGAAAAAACTTTTTTCGTTGGCGATGTTGGTGAGATTCTGGATCTTCTTTGTTATAAACATAAAAAAGAACATTTAAAGCAGGAAACAAAAATAATTAAAGACTATTTAGTTTTGATGCCGAAAAATGTTAAAAATAAGAAAACTGTTATCAGTATTAAAAAAAATAATCGCTATAAATCAATTTCATTCCCCGATTTATGAACAACAATAAAAAAATAATCCTTTACGCTATCAGTGCGCACGGCGAGGGCAGAGTAATGGAAATTGGTAAATACGACAGCATAGAGGAAATTGAGCTTGATGTAAGTATCTTTGACAGAGATGTAGTTTTAAAGTTTGAATACGAGGCATAATTAAGCAAATAATAATATGGATATGTCCAAATACTATGACCAATTACTCAAAGAAAACAAAGAACTACGGAAAGCCGCAAAGGATTTGAGCGATAAGAATTTTAAGTTAAAACACAAAATAGCAGAAATGAAAGAAGATATAAATTCAGTGTTGAGTATGCTGGGCGGGATGGAAGACGATGTGGATAGGCAGAAGATAGTTAATTTTATCAAGGAGTATTTAGTGTAAAATCTGAAAAATATGGGAAAATATACAACATTTATAGACTGGTTGGAGGAATGGTTCATTGAGACTAATGTTTTTGTAGAAACTCCAATTACGAAAGATAATTGGGAAAAACTTTTTGAATTGTTCTTGGAAAAACAGGACAATGAAAAAATGATTGAATGGGCTGAATTGTTTGGTAGATGGCAATATATCGAGGGACAACGAAGAATGTTAGAGGAGCGAAAAGTAATGTGAACCATTTTGGGGCTACAAAGAGTATTTAGCGTAAAACCTATGAACCAACCAATAGAGAAATTAAGTGCCGCTTGCGATGGATATGACAAGCAAAGCGACAGAGTATTGATGTGGAATAAAATAAATGAGATTATTGATTATTTGTTTCCCGATAAACCTATGAACCAACCAATACAAGACTGGCGAAAGAAATGGAAAAAGGAACTTGATAAGCACAGCGACTACAAAGAAGCAATGTATCCTTTTTGGATGGAGGAATTTATCGCTAAAGTAGAACTTGCCGCCAGAGATGAAGGCTACGAGTGCGGACTAGACCAAGCAAAATCAATAAAACTCGCCGCATACAAGAGAGGATTGGGAAAGGCAAAGTATTTTGTTGAAGAATTAGAAGTTGGCAAAGACAATATCTGTTTAAAGTGTTGTTTGGATATTGAGAAAAAAATTGACCAAGAAATTGAGAAAGTTGAGAAGCTATGAACATATTAATAATTATATTTTGGCTCTTAATTGCACATTTTATTGCTGATTATCCACTCCAAAGCATAGAGATGGGGAAGTATAAAAACAAAAGAAATCAGCCGATACCACCAGACAATTTAGCAAAACCTGTTTCAGTATGGATTGCTTATTTAACCGCCCATTCCTTTGTCCACGCTGGTTTGGTTGCTTTGGTAGTTGGTGCGCCTCTCGGATTTGTGGTTGGAGTTTGTCATTGGGTACAAGATTATTTGAAATGTAAATATCAGTATTCGCCAAATCTTGATCAAATTATTCACATTATAATTATTATGGCAATAGCGATTATATTTTATTTTAAACTATGAAACCCTCAATCATTAAAGCTCGCAAACAAGCTAAACTACGGGAGAAGCGAAACTCTTACAAATTCTTACACAAGAAAGCGTGGGCATTATTCAGTTTGCACATTCGCCTGAAATACGCTGACTGCGATGGTATGGTGAGGTGTTTCTGTTGTGGAGCGTTGAAGCATTACAAGCAAATGCACGCCAGCCATTTCTTTCACGGCAGATTGGATTTTTCAGAAGACAATATCTATCCTACCTGTCCGCAATGCAATACATTCAGGTCTGGAAATCTGGCAATCTATGCTGAAAGACTGGTGGCAATGGGAGTGGATTTGGTAAAACTTCGCAGAGAAGCTGAAACAATCAAGTATAGTTGCAGTGATTTAAAAAAATTGATTGAAAAGTATAAATAAAGTAAATTTGCCTTTTCAAAAATTTATTGTTAAAATATATTTATAGGGTTATGCAAATTACCGATTACAAAATATCTGAGTTAAAGCCATACGACAAGAATGCTCGTATTCATTCTAGTAAGCAAATTAACCTTTTGGTTAAAAATATAGAAAAGTTTGGTTTCACAACTCCTGTATTGATCAGCAAAGATAATAATGTTATTGCTGGACACGGAAGGTTAATGGCGGTGAAGAAAATGGGATGGACTGAAGTTCCGTGTGTTTTAATGGAGAATTTAAACGAGGAAGAAATAAAGGCGTTGCGGTTGGCCGATAATCAAATAGCGACAATGGCGGGTTGGGATATGAAGTTGGCAATCGAGGAATTAAGGGGATTAAGTGACGAGATGTTTGATTTAACTGGATTTGATAAAGATTTAATAATAAATGTTGGGGAGGATGAAGTGCCAGGGATGCCAAAAGATGTGCAATCAAAACTGGGTGATTTGTATGAACTTGGCGGTCATCGGTTGTTGTGTGGTAATGCGGAAAAAGATGAGGATTATCAAAAGTTGTTTGGGGGGGGGCAAGCGAATCTCATATTTACCGACCCGCCGTATTCGGTTAATTACAAGTCGGTTGCGGGATACACATACAATTCAAAAAAATTCGGCGGAACGGGTGGCAAGATTTTTAATGATGATAAGAACGCAGAGGAGGCGGAAAAATTTTACAGAAATGTTTTAAATAAAATTTATAAATATAGCGTTGATAATGCATCAATATACTGGTGGTATGCAACAAAGCAGGTGATTGCTAACCGGAATGCGTTATTTTTCGCAAGTAGTGATTTGGCTTAAACCTTCGCCGGTATTAAGTCACGGGCAGTTGTTCCACAGGTGCTACGAACCTTGTATGGTTGGGTGGAAGGAAAAAACATCGCATTATGTTGACAAGAAATTCTGTGGATTTAAGGATGTATGGGTAATTGATTATGAGACATTTCAGCAACAGATGGATGTTTGGTACAATAAAAGGGATATAACAACGCAATATTTACATCCGACACAAAAGCCGGTCAAATTGGCAACTAGGGCACTTATTCGTAGTTCAGAGATTGGGGATATAGTAGCTGATGTGTTCGGTGGATCGGGTAGTACTATGATAGCGTGCGAGCAAATGCAAAGAAAGTGTTTTATGATGGAGTTAGATACAAAATATTGCGATGTAATTGTACAGAGGTATGTTAATTTTACGGGGAACGAGGATATAATTTTAAACGATAAGAAAATGCAATGGAAGAAAAGTCAATAGTAAAAAATAAGATAGTGGGTTCTGTATTTACAGGGGTAAAGCAGGAGAAAAGAAAACCACTACCCCAGTGGTTTAAAAAGGGGCAAAGTGGTAACCCCAATGGTAGACCGTTGGGTGGTAAAAACTTTATGACGGAGATGGATGAAGCGATAGCCGCGATAGGGAAAGAAAACAAGATAAAGGCGAGTGAAGTTAAAAAGAAAATTCTTATGCGCGTGTTGAGTGAGGCATTAAAGGGTAATTTCAATTATTCTAAGGACTTATTTGATAGGTATTATGGTAAACCAAAGGAGCAAATTGATGTAACCTCTGGTGGGGATAAGATTTCATTGGACAAAATAGCATTTTCAATTGATAAAATTGCAAAGAAAGAATACGAAGAATAATATGACTATTAGTGAAATAATGGCGGAAACGAAAACAACGACAGAGGAAATGACAGATATGAAGGAATTGGTGAGGAGTTTGTATAAAAACAAGAATGGGCAACCTTTTGAAATGACGGATGGGCAATCAATCATATTTGCTTGTATATTCAAAAGAAAGTTCCCAAGAATGCATATAGAGACGCACACCAGATACGGTAAGTCAGAGATCATATCTTTAGCTGTACTTACAAGGGCGACAACTTTTCCAGAGCGTACAGCGATAGTAGCCGGCAAGAAAGACAAGGCAGGGATCATAATGAGTTATCTTATTGGGCACATTTTTGACAATGAGTATTGCCGTAAGCGGTTTTTGATGGAGGGAGAAAGCGAGGAGAATATACGCAGGTATAGAAACAAGGATAAGATAAACTTTGACCTTGGGGGAGGATTACTCGGGGAAGTTTATATCTGTTCCGCTCAAGACGCTCTTGGTTGGGGCGCGAAGAATGTAGTAGAGGACGAAGCCGCATTAGTACCTACATCAGAACACTCTTTGGTTATCAGGATGCTTGGAGATGACACTGATAATTTTCTTTGCAAGGTTGGTAATCCGTGGGACGAGGAACATTTCAACAAATCAAGGGAAAGCGATAATTATAAAAAGATAATCATAGGTTATCCAATAGGAATTAAAGAGGGAAGAATAACGCCCGAGTTCATAGACGAGGCAAGGAAGGAGGCATTTTTTGATGTATTGTATGAGTGCGAATCTCCCAAATCGGCAGTAATGGATAAAAAAGCGTGGATACCTCTTTTTACCAGAGAAGAGGTCGCGAATGCGATGGTGGAGAGCAGGGATGGGTTTGGAGTTAATAAACTGGGCGTTGATGTGGCCGGCGGGGGAAGGAACTTTAGTGTAATAGTACAGCGACACACGAATATAGCTAAAAAAATATACAAAACCCACGATCCCGACACGATGAATTTGGTTGAAGCCGTGGTGGATAGAATGGAATTAGATAAATTGCCGAATAGTAATGTTGGTATAGACAAGGTTGGGATTGGAAACGGGGCGTATGATATGCTTAATAGGCTCAAGCCCGGTGTTTGGGGGGTAGATGGGGGCAATGAAGCATCAGACAAAGAGAAGTTTTTCAACCTACGGGCAGAATTGGCGTGGAAGGTTAGGGAATGGATACTTGGGGGCGGGAAATTGGAAAGGGATGATGATTGGTTTGAGTTGTGCCGACTGAAATATAGAAGTAAATTAGTTGGAAAGCAGACAAAAATGGTTTTAATAAGTAAAGAGGAACTCGCCAAGGAAGGAATAGATAGCCCTGATTGCTATGATGCCCTTGCAATGACATTTATAACGCTCGATATTATTTTTTCCGACTATGATAAGATGAGGGAAGAGGAAATGAATAGGTCGCGAGATCCTCATAATCCTTTTTTTGAAATATGAAAGAAACAATCAATAATTTACAGTGCGACTGGGAAGGAATGTTGGAGTGGTATGGGGTAGAAAATGAAGACGACAGAAGAGAAATTAAAAAGATGATTGCCTACGAAATTGATTGTTATAGAAAACGAGGATTTTTAAGGTTTTTTAAAAAAACTCCCAAATGGGAAATTTTTAATTAAAATTATATGCCGCAAGAATTAAAAAGTGTTCTTTTGGAGGAGCCGAAAATAGAAAACTTGTCGCCTAACTATACAACTGACCAGCAATTATATCTTCGTAATTTGCAAAAGCGATTGGAGTTTGCGAAGTTTCAACGGGAACAATCAAGGGACGAATTTGACGGAATGAACTACGAGCAATACTGGTTGGAGAATGAAAAGGGAGCGAATACCTACATTAAACCGAAAAAAGACAAATCAGAGATAAATTTCCAGTCTGGTACATTAAGGCAAAAGTTATTCTCTTTGGTTTCTAGCTTGCAATCTCTTAATTTAGGCGCGGATATTCTAGCGTTTGATAGGAATGAAACAATCATAAGTTCCCTCGGGCAAGCAATGGAGGATATAGTGGAAAAGACAGAAGAGTTGGAAGGCGACGAAGAAAAGCGAATGTTACGGCAATACGAAATGATAAAGCAAGGCGATGTGTTCATTGAGGATGTTTGGAAGGACGAGGGGGTAACAGACAAAGAAACAACCAAAGAGTTTAATGGTAAATTCAATGATGTATTTTGGAAAACAAATTATAAGGAGACCGAAGGTAAAGCGGAAAGGAATATCATTTCAGGGTTGAAGATATATCTTGGAGATTTGACTAAATATTTTATAACCGATCAGCCCTTTATATTCACCCGTGCGTCCTTTTCTTACAAGGAATTGGAACGGATTTATGGTGAATGGGAAATGTGGAAATATGTATCTAAACAGCAAAGGAATTTTGTCGGTGAAAATAGCGAAGATGCCCTAGTGACGGCTAACTGGAATTTACAATATAATCCTGATGGTAAATGCGAGATAATCAAATACCAAGATGTGCCGAACAACGAGTATCAAATCTTAATCAATGGTATTCCGATGATGCCTATTGGATCGCCGTTGCCTTGGGGAAGATATTACAACATTACCCAGCAACACTTTGAGCCAATTAGAGAGAATTTTGCCTATGGGAAGTCGTTTATATTCAGAAACAGAAATAATGTATATCTGATTGATGAAATGATTAAAATGGCTTTATTGAAGACCTGGAAGAGTTTTATGCCGCCATATATCAATACATCAGGGCAAGTGATAAGAAGCACTGCTTTTATGCCGGGTAAGATAAATATGGGCATAAAGGCCAATACTTTAATCCCACTAGAGCAAAACGCAGTTCAAGGAGTTACGACAAGTGAATTCAATATGGTTCAGGAAATGATAAGGTTCGTTGATGCTAATACAACTAGTCAGACATTCGGAGGAATGCAAGAGCGCGGCGCAACAACAGCAACACAGATCGTTGAGGTTCAAAGGCAAGCAAGAATTATGCTTGGTGTCGTTATTCTGGCCGCATCTTTATTGGAAAAGAAAATTACCGATTTGAGGGTAAATAATCTTCTTAAAAATTGGTTTGAACCTTCGGAAATGGTACTTGACGAAGTTAAAAATATATTGAAAAATAGATACAGGATAGTATCAAGGAAAAGACAAATCAGTGAGGAAGGAATTGGAATGAGGTATGTTGTGCCCACGGAG